AAATCATCAAAATCCATTTCATTTGCTTGTGTTGCTTCGCCGACTTGTTTATAAATGTCTGGAAATACATCTTTCAAATCTTCATTAAACTGTTTGATAGTAAGTTGATCGATCCAGTTACTAGCAACATCAGCAGGAACTTCAGATTCTTCTATAACTACAAATTCTTCGAGTGCTTCTTTGTACATTGTAGGTTTTTGTAGTGTTTGTATTCTTTTCTTGACTGTAGTAATACGTTCGTTTACTGTACCCATGTGCTCTGCTAGGCTTTCTGCCATTACACTACTACGACCCATATAAGTTTTAAACTTGCGGAGATTTGAAAGTTCTTCACTTAGGCTTGTAATGTGTTTACCAAAGTCATCATATGGATGTCCGCCTTCACTAACGTGGATAGCCATTGCCCTTGCACCACTAAGATGCTTGAAAGGATATTTAAACTTTTCACCTTGTGCATTTTCAATAAAAAGAGATCCTATCTTTTTATTTCTACTTTCGCCTTCAATAATATCACCTGTATGTTTTATTGAAAGTTTAGCACTTCCAAACTTTTGAAAGCTGGTTTTGTGAGTGCCATACATTTTTGACTCTGCCATTTGTGTTTCTCCGCGATTTACTGCCATGCTTGCATAATCTCTTTTTGTAAAGTTAGTTCTGTTAATGTCTCTAACTTCAAAATTTAATAAACGTTTTTTTGAAAACATTCTCATTTGTTTTAAAAAGTCATACCACTCTTTGGTTTCTTCAGCACCAACTTCTTCTGTAAAGTCTTTGTTATACATTATAGTTACACCAGACTTTTCATCTAGTGAAACACTTACTTTACCTATATTAGTGTTTCCGCTTTTAAAATCAAACTCATAAAATCTTGCAAGACTAGGAGCACTTGTTATATTTCCTTCTGCATCACCGGTGGTAACGCTGGAATAACGTCCTCTAATCTCATTAAAAAGTTGTTCTGCTACTGTATCTAAATTTCTCATTGTATACTATTTATCAATAACTGCTACTAACAAAGATCGGCATTGGCATTTCATAATTTTCATCTGCTTCTATTTGATTAAATGTTTCGTACACTGTTGGATCCCAATCTTTCATCACACTCATAATTCTTAATGTTAATAATAAACTACTAACTAGATCATCGTGATGTCCGGGCTTTGCTTGAAAACTACTACCTGCTGCAATAAATGCTTTTAGTTCACTGATCAATGCTTTGCTGTTTACAGTGAGTTTGTCATTCTCGACCATTGTTTTAAGTCTAGCACACGCTGTTGTTTTGCTGCTGTGTGTGGTGTTAAATCCTTTACGAAACTTTCTTACGTGTCCTTTTTTCATAGGCTCACTTATAAACAATCCTGGAATATTTTCTTCTCCAAAATCATTGATAACAAGCAAACATGCTTCACCTATGCCGTTGTTTTCCACACTCCAATATATGTTGTTAGTAGACTTTGTTTCGCTCTCGATATATTTGCATACATCAGCAAGTACTCTAACTTGTCCTGGTATAGCAGTGAGATTGTGTTGCCATTCACCAACTTGCTCGTATCCAGGAAGTTCGATGATTTGTATTGCAGCATAATCACCACCAGTGCCCATACTTGGATCAAGTGCTACTACATAAGATTTTTTTGAACTAGGTTTTTTATACCAGCGTACTTGGCCCATATTAATAATAGGATTTGAACCTGTCATTGTTGCTAGTTTGATACTGTGAATAAGAGTTTCGTCAAAGATTAAAAACTCACAACCGTATTCACGTCTAAACTTTTCTTCACCAATACGTCCTATTTCCTCTTTCTTCCACTCTTCATCTCTGTCTGGATGTTCATGCCATTCGGCAATAAACGAGTGAAATCCGTTTATGCCTAAATCTTGTTCATTGCCATATTCGTCAAACTTTTGTTCTGCTTGCTTCCAAATAGTAGCAAAGGTATCTTCGTCACTGTTAGGTGTGCTGGTAATAATAGCACGACCACCTGTTGCAAGTGTAGGTGATATTGAAGTCCAAAACTCTTCCGCAATATTAGGTTGCACAAATGCAAACTCGTCACAGTATAGTAGCGAAATACTCATACCACGTCCTGTATTGCCTGTTGTTGTTTGACTTACAATACGGCTTCCATTTTCAAACTCAATACTACCTTTGTTATAACTTGTGACACCTGCTCTAATATGATCCGGACAAGTTTCGTACACAAAGCGTATACGTGACATAATCTCTTGCGCACCTGTGTATTTGTGTGCAGCAATAAGAATAGTTTGGTCTGGATTAAACATTGCAAACCATGCCAAATAGATTGCAGCACAGGTTGTTTTGCCTGTTTGCCTAGGCATCATGTTTATGTTGAATCTAAAACTGTGATAACTATCCATTAATCCTAACTGATATTCATAAGGATCAAATAATAGCTTGCCTTTTGTAGGATGCTGAATGTATGCAAACTTGCGAGAAAAATGCAAGTAACCCGTATCAGGATCCATGCAAGCTAGTAAGTCTGCAATTTGCTCTTCAGTAAATGTTTCTTTTCTATTCGCCTTTTTGATTAAGACGCCGTCTAATGATGCTGCCATATAATATTTATTCAAAAAAATAGCGCCCGAAGGCGCTATTGAGTTGGGGTAATATTTTGTTAATCTTCAGCTTTTGCTTTTTTCATTAGCATTTGTACAATCTCTTTATTCAACGCTGACTTCTTGATAACGTCTGCCATGTTGTTAGCAGCAAACCCACTGCCGCCAAACTCAGCTAATACTTCGCCAAGTCTTGAAAGTGCATTTGACATCATTAAACTAGTATCATCAGTTCCTTTCATGTTTGAACTCATGTCCATCATTTTGCGTCCAAGATTGTTGATGTCTTTGTGCTTGTTTTCAAAGTTGCTAGGCACATCATATTCTGCTACTGCTACTTCTTCATCTTCATCTTCTTCTTCTTCGCCGTCACGTTGTGCAATAGCTTGACTCATTGGTTCTGTTTTGTTGCCGTCATTGTCTAAATCAGGAAAGTCTGGTTTTGTACCTTTTGATGCTTGTTTTTCAGCAAGTGCTTTTGTAAGCATTGCATGAATACTTTCTTTAGTATTCATTGGATTGTCGCCGCCTGCTGTTGCTGGATATGATCCTTTTTCTTTGTGTAAATCGTCGCCGCTCGGAATCATGTCACTTACATCGCCTGCATTTGATCTCATATATTCATCATCAGGTTCTGTAGTTGCATCGCCAAAGTCGCCATCATAATCTTCTTCTTCTTTTGAAATCATTTTGATAGTATCTGACATAGATGGTTCTTCAGGTCCTTTCGATCCGCATCCGCCCATTGGCTGACTTGGTCCGTGCATTTTACCACATATCGGACAAACACCATCGTCTTGATTAATATCATCAGCGCCGACTTCTTTTGCATCTGCGCCTGCTAGTTGCATAATGCGTAGTAGTTCTGAAACTTCTGCTGCACTTTCGCCATTTACACTAATATTCATATTAGCTTCGTTTACTTTTTTCATATTAGTCTCCTGACTGTTCTTTACGAGCTGTCTCTAATTCTTTTAATAGGTTCATTACTCTATCTTCACCAACTGATTCTTGTGCGCTTTCGCCGCCCATGTCTTCAACTGTTAGCTTTGCAACATATACATCTGAAGAAGTTTCTTCTTGATATAACTCTTGCGGCTCATTTGGATTACGTACAATAATATGACTTTGTTTAACACCGCAACATTGTCCAATGTATTCTTGGAGTACTTGTACTGTTGTTGGATACGTACAAGTTATTTCAAAATATGTAGCTTCGCAGTTTTCTAACTGTGGGAAATCTAATGGACGCTCTTGTATTGGTGTTTTCTTACCAGCTGCAATCTGAGAGCATCCGTATTTTTGTAAACTGGTTTCAAGCATATCTTCAAAGTTTTCAGGTAGCTCACCAGCTACACCAATCTTAAACTCATATGTTTTTTTACTTTCAGTTAAATAATCAGCAAAGTTTTTCATTATTGTATCCTACGTTATGTTACTATTTATCATTGTTCATGCCTTTTAACTTTTCTAAAAGACTATTACGATCTGAAACAACATAACCTTCGCCGTTGACTATGCTGCCTTCAGCTGGATTATTGTCTCTATCCATTTTTTCTTTTTTAAGTTGCAGGTCGATCATTTTTAGTTTCTTGTCCATTTTTGCAACTTTAGCATCTAAACTTGTTTTCAACATTCCGCCAGCAACTTCAAATACTCTACTTGCATATCGACTTTCAACATTCATACCCAAGTCCATTAAATCATCATATGCTTCTAATGCACGTGATGCAATGTCTTCAAGTTCGTCATCTGCTTTTTGCCCAAGTCCTTTTACAGCTGGTAATGCACTTGCAATCTTGTCAAACTCTGCTATGTCTCTAAAAGTATCTTCTTGCTGTACAACAGCTTGCTTTTGTGCTTCTTGTTTGATATCTTCGTTGTCAGGAAGATTCAACATTTCTTCAAGTTTTTTTGTCATAATAGTTTTCCATTATATGCTACTATTATTTATCTTATTTTCTCTTGCCTTGATGGAAAATATCTCCTTCGTTGACAACTCTAAATATCATTCCTTTTTGTTTACAATACGCTTTAGCAGCACCCCACTTGGCTTGATTGACTACATAATGCAACTTGTTTACTTTACTATTTCCTAGTTGCTCTTTGAATGTATGATTTGCTGGTTTAACTTCAATAAGTTCAACATGTTGTTTGCCTGTACGATCATTGTATACTAAAAAGAAGTCTGGAACATATATAGTATATTTTCCACTCAGTGGATTTCTATAAGGAATACGAACTGCTTCACTTGCCCACTTTGTTATATTTTCATTTGTATCACACATACGCATAAAAGCAAACTCCCAACTACTTCTATAAGTAGGAGTTCTACCGCCTATGTATTTTTCAGGGTTTTTTAATGTATACTTGCCTTGTGCAAAACGTGACATTATAATATAACATTTCTATTTTCGTATGTTACAACTTGATAATCACTTGTGTAGCCGAGAGCACTTACTTTGCTTCTATTGTTATTTAAAATAGCAGCTACTAGCTGACTGAGTTTTACTTCGTCTAATCCTTTTAAACTATCCAACAATTCAAATATATTTTTATTTTCAGATTTGGCTTGTTGTAACAGTACTGTAGTTATAGCAATAGCTGCACTTTCTTCAAACTTTCTTTTTTTAAAAAATCCCAACACACTATCAACTTCATTACTTGTGATCGATATTGATTTTGAAAAGTATCTATCAAAAAATGATTTTACTTCTGTTGCACTGTCCGTTGATTTATTAATACTTTTATCAGTTATACTACTCATTTAACCACCTATAATATCTTCAAGAATACTAGTAAATGCTGCACCTTGTAATGTTGGATCTACTCTGTAGTTATCAACAACTGCTTGTTGCAGTTGAGATTGCTGAACTGTGTTTAAGTTATCAAACAACTGTCCATTATCATTAAAAGAGTTTGCCGATCCTTGTGCTATTGCATAGTTTCGAAGTGCATTTCTAGCCAAGTCTCTTTGTTTAATAGTGCTAGTTCTCAACTCTCTCTCAGATATTTTTGGTTCTAACGCTGCATCAAGAAATGCTGTAGTTATAGCTGTTTGAGTTGAGTTTGTTGGAAAAAATGCATTGTTGTTGAACGGAACTCTATTATTTGTTGTAACTGGAGTAGTTGAAAATGTTGATCTTAGATTGCGTTGTTGTTCACTATTAAAATTAGTTATCCCTATTGCTTCTAAAAATATATCAGTGAATACTTTTTTCCAACCTTCGTCTACTCCGGTTGTTTTGTTATCCGTTGACTCTGTACTAGTACTACTATATGGACTAGGTGATCTATCATAGTGTGCATTGTCTGCAAACCCTGCTGGCTCATCTAATCCTGTATATCCTCTATCATACAGTACAGTTTCATAATCAACACGCATGGTGTTTTTCATTACGCCTGCCCCATCTGATTGATCTACTCTATCATGTTGCCATTCTCCTATAAGAGGATTCACAAGTGTAAAACTAGTAAAATGGCTATCAGTGTTTTGATGATGAAGTTGGTGTATAGTTATGCTGTTAAAAAACGGATATGTTTTGCCTGCTCTGTTAAAACCATGTCTGTAAGTATTTTGAGGCTCACTATCGTATAAGCCAGTTTGATATGCACGTGGACGAGTTCCTTGATCAGCATAGTTGCCGTCTTCATAATAATATCTATAATAGGCTTCCCATAGCAGTGTTGTTAAGCCTGCTGCATCGTCATGAAATTCAATATTAACAGGATTGTAGTTTATTCTTGTTTGAACTACTTTTTTTCTATTGTATTGATTCATAGTTTCTGTATTAATACTATATGTTGGCAAGTCAGCCGCTGATGCTAGTATATTAAACTCACGTTTGTTTAATAAGTTGCTAACATTGTTACCAAGTGATTGTAACGCTATTGGGTTTACATCTATTACAACATGATATAGGAATTTAACTTTAGGCGATAATCTAAAGTTATTGCGTCGATACAAGTTTGCAGCATGAGTAAAATCACCCATTATACCTTTGTTGGTATCAAAATTGCTAAAGTTATCAAAGTTTCTATTTAACGGCATAAAGTATTTATCTTATATTTAAACAGCGCACATAACAAATAAGGAGCCCTTTGGGGCTCCTTAGAAGTCAAGCAATCTCTTAAATGTTATTAAAGAGCGGCAGCGCCTGTGGCACCTGTGCCTGTTTCAGTATTTCGATCTTGGAAGTTGTTAGGCGTTCCAACACCTACATTAAGTTGTACAGCGTTGTCGTATTGAATATTAAGAGCTACTGTCATTGCATCATTTGCTGAGTAACTCATTGATCCGTAGTCAACACTTGTTAAATAGCAACCATATAGTTCCCAAGTTTCAAGTACAGCTGGAGTATTAGCGCCGTTGCCGCCGTCTAGTACTTCAATGCGTTGTGTAAACTTGTAGTCTTGTCCTGTAGCAGCACTAGACTGTTCAAAGAAATCAAACTGTTTCTGTAGTTGCTCGCCTACTGAACGTTGTACGTTTCCGTTAACATCGTCACGTAAATTCATTGTAACTGCTTGCCATTCGTGCTTGCCGGCCATATAAATTTTACTATTGTAAACATCAATCGGTATTTGTT